TCAATCCTCTAAATCTAAAGTGACAATACTGTCTGAGTTATATATGGTTGTTTCGCCATCATCTAGGTACTTGTTATAAGAAGCTAAGAATACTTCCATACGTTTCCAAGCATTATCCATCTGTTCATCTGTAATAACAAATACTTTACTGGCATAAGGTGGTAGTTTCTCTTGAGCAACAAAAGAAAACTCCTTAACCTTGTATCCAGCCTTCTGCATACCTCTACGATACCATGCCGCTTGCATGTCATAGCCCCAATGCTTAACTGAATCAGCAAACTCTTTAGGGTCGCAAGACTTGGTTGTCTTATAGTCAACAACATATATCTCACCAGGAACACTAGCAGTCTTAAAAGGAGGACAGATTAAATCTGGTCTACACTTACAAAGAATCTTATCCTCATACCAGAAGAAACTAGCCTCTGGCAACTTACCGTCTGCTTGTAAATACTGGTTGCAGTCATCAATGATATTGGCCTTCATGCCTTTGATATGGTTTAGCTCTACCTCTTTAATCACGCAGTCATAACGCTCTAACATGTCTGCTTTGTTCTCTTTATATATTTTGGTATAAGGAGAACCCATCAATACAGCTACCTCTTGGTTAAATACTTCCTCGCCCTCCACTAACATATAGTGAGCAGCAGTACCAAAGTTCATAGCATCAGTGGTCTTTTGCACCTCATTAACTGCATGTAATTGCGAATGACCAAACTTACGCAAGGTGCTACTGCTTACGCCTACCTCAGAATGGTATATCTCGTTAGGTATGTCTGCATATATAAGGGCTTCGCCTCTTACTTCTGATTTATAATTCTCTAGTTCTTCTATTTTTTCCATTGTTTATTTTCCTTTTTTTCTTCAGTTACGTTCTTTAGTTCTTCTATTGGTCTTTCTTTCTTTTTAAAGATGCGGTCAAACGACTCGTTAAAAGCGTCCTTATCTTTAGTCCTGTCTCTACTGCCTTTACTCATAAAAATGCTTAAACTCCTCTATATCCCATCTATGTTTATAATCTGGCTTGGAAGTTTCCTTCGTCCAAACCTCGTCGTATTGTATTTCTATATCCTCATACACAAATTGATGTGTCAAAGGTATAGGCCAGTATCCTAATTTAGCCTGTAAGTCCTGTAAGTTTCCTGAATAATTCTTATCTGGATTATAGGTAGGAAGATATCCTTCTGTGTTAGCTTTCATTTTACTAAACATTCCCTTGGTATCAAAGTTATCTCTAATAGCAATTAACTCGAAAGGTGTCTGGTCATAAGGCACAAACTTCACGCCGTGTTTATCGTCTTTAGACTCAAATGCGTAGAATCTTATCTTATTACTCATTGTCTCTTATAGTGTCACTAACATGCTTGTAGGCACTCTCAAACATACTGGGGTTATGAGTCCTCACAAATTCTACAAAGGCTTGTAGTCTCTTAATAGCCAGTAGATCATTGCCGAACTCGTAAGAGTGCTTTGGCTCTGGCTTTGTCTTAACAAGGGTATTGATATACTCTTTATTTATAGCTCCTATCATTGCCATTGCAGTATCTACCATGTCATTGTTATCTGCTTTCATTATACTTCTCCAAAAGTTATTATTAAATAATATAGTAAATTGTTTGACATGTAAACATATTTGCTTATACTTAATGTATATTTATTTTATGGAGACGAATATGACAAAGAAAGAGAAACAAGGTATAGAGAAGAATAACGAATTAGCATTTAACCTAGCGGTTGAGATGTTATCTGAGTATGGTAAGAATTGTAATAAAGACGAAGAACAAATGGACCCTTTATTAGGTTCTTACTTATTAGTAAATAATTTAGCAATTGGCCTTATATTTCAAGCCGAGGGATACGAGTCAGAACTTGCTGATATATTAAAGGACGCAATAAATGACGCACAATTTGCAGTCAACAAAACAAAGGAAGCATCATGAGTAAATTAAAAGACTTATTAATAGATGCGGAATGTGCCGCAGAAGAAGTATTGCAAGAAGGTTGCGAGGACTTTCAACAGTTCTGCGACGGCATGAAGAAGCTAAGAGAAGTGTCAGATAACTGGATACTAGAACATGGCCCTCACTTGGAGCAGTCGTGGAGAGAGCATACTGACTCACAATACTATAAGCATAGAGATTAATCGCGAACAGGCAGTCATCTGGCTTGTATAAACAATAAAGATGCAGTTGCCTCGATAAAGCTCTTGGAGTGTGGCTTGCAACGAAACACTCCACCTTATTACAAACTTTGCTATACTAATTGAATGTCACATTTAAAGATCATTGACTTCGCATCTAAGCGTCCCGCTCCTACACATCTAGAAGCTAAAGAACGACTAGACAATTTATTCCTAGACTTCGCAACAAGAGGGGCTTCCCCTAAAGAAACGGCGAGCTTAATTTTTACATACGGAGTATGTGAGTTATTAAGTTATTCTGATTCTCCAGAGGAAGGCTTAGATATTATTGATGAAGTTCTAGAGAGTTGCTTTGGTATTAAAAAGAGCGTCAATTCTATCTTTCAAGAGGGTTTTGTCACAGACGACGATACAGAATGACAAAACTATTGGCTTGAAACACTTACTGCGTATGCTTCTGGCGTTTTGGCAGTTTTGTCAAGGAATGGGTCTAAGTGGTAAAAGGGTCGGAACAATTCAACACGGAATGAGTAATATGAAAGGGGGAGTATAAGAATGTATGACAAAACTATATATATACTCTTATTTATATATATTATTACTCTCTACAGCCCTATATTACAGGCTTCTTACTTTTGTCAAGGTTCTCTGACAAAAGTGTGACAAAACTATTTTATATATGACAAAACTAAAAAAAGAATTAAGAAACAAATTACCGCAATATCTTATAGATTTGCTTGAACGAGAAGATGTAGTAAGATTTGTAAAACGACACCCAGGAGTTAGATTGCTAAATGCCAAACAACAACAACATACGAAAAAAGATTAAGGTCGAGAAAACATTAGAAGAAGGTGTAGAAGATATGCCTATTGAATATGTGAACACAGATGAAAGGAATCTTACTAAGAGACAAAGGCTTCTTGTGTGGAATGCAGTCAATGACCCACAACTTACATGGGCTGAAGCGGCCAAAAAAGCAGGGTATAAGAATCCTATTGTAGTCGGGAGATACATGCATGAAGGTAACAAATACGATCATGTAAGGTCTGAGTATGAAAGATTAATGTCGGAAGCTAAACAGAAGTTCGAGCTAACCCATGATAAGGCTGTAGAAGACTTATATAGACTTCGGGATGATGCTTGGTCGTCGGGGGCTTATAATGCCGCGATTCAGGCCCAAGGATTACTCTTAAAGGTCGGGGGTCTTATTGTAGATCGTCGGGAAGTATTACACGGCAAGATAGATCAGATGGATAGATCGGAGGTAGAGAGAAGGTTACAACAACTGCTCGGGACTAAAGCTATCGAAAGCAAGTCGGGAACAGTTATTGAGAACAAGTCGGGAGACAAGTAATCGGGATCTAAATGATCGGGGTGTCGGGGATTTAATCGGATCGAACGATAAAGCTATCTTCATAACAATCACTACAAATAACATCATAATACTTGTCTTCAACTTCTCTGCCAAAAGAGTAATCGATAGTTGCTTTAGAACACTTATCACACTCTAATTCTTGACACGACTCACAAGCATATCCGTCTCTATATTCTCCTTCTGTGAAGATAATGTTTCCTTTATCATCTTCAGCTTGATAGTCGGCGTCTGCTGGTATTCTATTTACAAATCTTCCAGAACCAAAAGATGTGTCTTTATTACAATGCACACAATTATTTCCTATATCCATTAGTCTTGCACCTTAGTTTGTGTATCGTGTCCAAAATATATTTGAAACTCTCTTAGAGTCCACTCTTGCATTTTGTCCTGCATATTGTCCTCGTTGGTCATATGTTCATCTACATATTCTAGGTAGTCTTCTAGCGTCGGTAATTTCATTAGTCTTGCACCTTTAGTTTTTTTAATTTAGGCATATCTAATTCTTCTCTTAGTTCATTTAATTCTTCTAAGGTTGATTGCCCTTCTTTGGAATACATATAAAAACCACAATCAAAACATTCACTACTCATAGAGAATGGTCTTGTGTCTTGGGTAATTGTGTATTCATCTCCACCACACTTAGGGCATATATCATTATAATTACTACTACTCATTGTCTTGCTCCTTATATCTATTATCTAAATAAGAAACTAAATTATTTCTTATTGCTTGGAGTTCAAGATCAACAGGAATAAATCCATACTTCTTATGATCTTGATCTTTGGGAAATAAGTTGTTTACTAAATCCTCCAGATCATCTGTTAGCTTTATGTGTGCCTCTGAAGTCAAACACATAGTATCTTCATACAGTTCAAAGTTATTGTTACTCATTGTCTTGCACCTTTATTAATTCATCTATTTCAATCATATTTTTCCCAGATATGTCTATTCCTAATTTTTCTGCAAGAGCTTCACGCACAAACCAATCAACTTCGTTTTCAGCGTTGCACATTGCACCATCCCCCATTCCATACCAATCATAATAAATTACTTCTCCTGTTGAGTTTAGGATCTCATAGCCACATTCTCCCATTTCTCCACCAACTATTAGTTCATAGCCATCTTCATTTTCCATTGCCTTCTTCCACCTATCGCAAGGCTCTTGTTCAAATTCTCTAATAAAATATCCCTTGTATTCATACTCTTGTAAAAGGTTGGTTCCTTTCTCATAACTATCTTGATTAAATTTAAACCTTGATATAACTTTACTCATTATTCTTCACCATCTTTTTTGTATGCACATACCATAAAGTTATAACCCTCTACATCGTCATCTAGGTCTAATAGATCGGTAAGTGTATTTAATACATTAGTTTTATGAGACTCGGCATAATCAACACCAAACCACACGCCTTTAGGAATGGTTGTCCAACCATGTTTTTCTAACTCTTTCTTGCTAATACTCATTTG